CATGTTATTATCAGCACTGACGGTGACTTTGCACAACTTATTGCTCCTAACTGTAAACAGTACAATGGTATACAGAATGTTACTATTACGCACGAAGGCTACTTTGATGAAAAAGGCAACGAAGTAGTTGACAAGAAAACTAAAGAGCCTAAGCCTGCGCCTAATCCTGAATACATGTTGTTTGAAAAATGTATGCGTGGTGACACTAGCGATAACGTGTTTAGTGCTTATCCGGGTGTACGTAAAAAAGGCACTAAGAACAAAGTAGGTCTTATTGAAGCATTTGACGACAAACAAACAAAAGGCTACAATTGGAATAACATGATGCTACAGCGTTGGACTGATCACGAAGGTACAGAACATCGTGTGCTAGATGATTATCAGCGCAATGTTGTATTGTGTGACTTAACTGCACAACCCACAGATATTAGAGAGATAATTAATAACACTATTGCAGAGAATGCAACACCTAAAGAAGTACAGCAAGTAGGCATGCGTCTTATGAAGTTCTGTGCAAAGTGGGACATGCAACGTATTGCAGACCAGGCAGCAACTTTTGCAGAACCATTACAAGCGAGGTATCCACAATGACATTAAAAGCAAAGCCAGTATTAAAAGATCGTTTCTGGATTGTAGAAAACAACGGTCAAAAAATTGGAACAATGTCGTTAGACGACGATAGATATATTTTTGCTAGTGCGGCAGAAACTTGTTTCTTTGATAACAAAAGACAAATGAAGAAACGATTTGGTGTTGATATTGTTTGGTCGGATGTAGAAGAAAAAGTACAATCAAAAAATAATTATGTACATTCTTATCCAACAAGTGTTGTGCCGTATAATAGTATGTATGATGTTAAAAATAAATTACCTCTTTTTACAAAAAGTGAAAAATCAAAAAGTATGTATTGTGCAGGATACTACTGTATTGAATTTGAAAAGGGTTGGGTCAAATCGTTTTGCCCTAAATTTATTACAGTCGAACGTTACCAGTACAGAGGCCCGTTTAAAACTGAATTAGAAATGCGGCAGGAGTTAAGTCGTGTCAACAAATGATCCTTTAAACACTATACCTATTCAACAATTTATTCAACAAGTAAAATCTGCAGAAAATAGTAGATCAAAAGAATTACGTATGGATATTACTCAAGCTAAAAATCTTGCATTTACATTAGGCATTGTTATGAGTAGACTGAACGGTGATCTAGAAAAATTACTCGTCAAACAAAATAATAGCGAAGAAATAATACAAGTTACCATGGACGGCGGCAACACTTGGAATGATTAAATAAATTTTAAAAGATAAATATATGCGTATATAATGAAAAGGATACGCATATGAGCAGGCCTAAGCCAACTGTACTTTTAGAAAAAGTAAACAGTAAAACATATAGAAGTGAACAAATTTTAGAATCTGAGGCTATTTGGGCTGTTTTTTATCAAAATAAAGCTTTTAATCTTAAAAGCTCTAATGCACTTACCAATTATCCTGGTCCTAAATATAAAAAAACTGCTTTCTCAAATCCAGGACATGCTCATAATCTTGCCAAAAAATTAAATGATATGTTTAATTGTACAGATTTTACTGTTGTAAAACTTACAGATGGTGAAGAAGTGAAGGAATGAACAAAGAAGCTTATACCAAGATATTCTTAAGAGAAAAAGGAATGGCTATAAGCAATGCTAACGTCAAGCAGTATATGCCGATATGGTGGAAGAACACCAGAAATAAACACAAAGGCGGTCTTAGACTTACTGAACAAGGATTTGATCTTTTAAGTGAAGTAGATATCGAAGTGTATGATATTCCTTACCCAACAGATATGCCGTTAACTACCCAAGTAATAATCTTTTTAGATCAATTTATTGACTGTCCTTACTACTTAACAAATAGAAGTATATATGTAACTAATGAAAAGAAAGCCGTAGAACTTACTTTGTTTAGTGGTGATCTAAGAAAATACGGTATAACAAAAGCAATGAATAGGTAAGCACGAGAATGACTGTTTCTAATGAATGGAGTCAACTTAAAAAGGTTATTGTAGGAATAGCAGATAATGCAAAAGTTTCTGCTATAGATAAAAGTGTGCGTACAGTCAATTACGCACACTTAGATGATGTAAGTAATATTCAAATTGGTACATATCCACAACAAGTAATAGACGAAGCAAACGAAGATTTAAATATATTCGTAGACTTTCTTAAAAAAGAAAGTATAGAAGTATTAAGACCAAACGCAACAGATTGTTCTTATTACAACTATTGTCCTAGAGACAGTGTGTTTATACACGGAAATAGAACTATTGCAACTCCAATGCCTATACGTGCAAGAAGTAATGAATGGAAAGCATTTGAACACCATTTACATAATCCAATAGATTTATCAAGTTTAATGCCTGATAGTTTATATAATTTAGACTGTATTGGCAATAAAGAAGTATTGGCACTAAATGAAACTTGTCCTGCATTTGATGCTGCTAATATAATACGTGCAGATGACCATGTACTATACCTCGTAAGTAACAGTGGAAATAAATTAGGAGCACAAATCTTACAAGATGCACTTTCTACAACAAGTGTACATACATTAGAAGGTGTTTACTCATACATGCACATAGACAGCACTGTAGCGTTTCTAAGAGAGGGTTTAATGCTACTTAATCCTAGTAGAATAAAAGATGTAAACGTGCTACCAGAGCCGTTTAGAAGTTGGGACTATATTATGTGTCCAGAGCCCACAGACATAGGCTACTATGGTAATTATAATAATGCTAGTACATGGATTAATATGAATTTGTTTAGTATAAATCCTCACTTAGTAGTATTAGAAGAAAACCAACATAGTTTAAGAAAAGAGTTAGAAAAGCATGGTATTGATTGTGCTATGTTGCCAACTAGGCATCAACGTACTTTAGGTGGTGGATTTCATTGTGTAACATTGGATATTGAACGTGCAGTGGTCTAGTGGAAATGTATACCCAATATGGGACGATAGTTACAAAAATTATAACTTTGTGAAGCAACCTATTTCGCAAGACGAAATAAATTTATGGCGTTCACAAGGATATGATCACAAAAGTTTTAGTGGTGTTATGTATGGTGGCAAAAATGTAATGCCTAATTGGATACACAAGGTTTCTGATATATTAGATCTAAAAAACTGCGGCCATGTAATCTACCGTATGGATACTAATGATATCATGCCTACTCATTCTGACCATTACAATACATATTGTAAAGTTTTTGATGTAGAATACAATGATGTATATCGTGCAATAGTTTTTTTAGAAGATTGGAAGCCAGGACATTACTTTGAAATAGATAATACAGGATGTACAAATTGGAAGGCAGGAGATTACTATTTATGGAAAGGGGATGTAGTACACGCCGCAAGTAATATAGGAATTGATCCTAGGTATACGCTACAAATAACAGGAACTATATTATGAGCGACCATATGGATCAATTATTTTTTTATAATTTTCCATTCAAAACTCCTCCAAATCATAGTTGGGGGAAGGGCAAATGGACAGAAAGACTTCCTAGTGATAAGCCTTACGTAGTATCCACAGCACACAATAAATTAAATTTGTCATTATTAATGAATCACAGAAAAATAAGAAAATTAAAATCTACAGGAGTGGATTTTTACTTATATGAAGTGTTAGCATCTTATACATGGGAATACGACGAGAAAGTAAAAAATCGAGTATTCTATAATGAAATAAATTATACTCAAGAAGAACACGATAGATTGTATTGTGATGAATTTGATGAAATACAAAAACTTGCAGAACTTCTAGACATTACAATTAATGTTTATACCTGTGATTACAATGTAAATGAAATATATAAAAAACAATATAATCGACTTAACTTGTTTTGTTTTGATGTATTTTTGCAAAGTGTTTATAAGCGCCGGAAATTTGAATGGCCTTTTATTCCTATAGTAAAAAAATTCCACTGTCCTAATTGGAGATATACGCCTGCTAGACATGCTATAATGTGCTATCTTGCAAACAAAGAAGGTCATTACAGTTGGTATTTTAATACTACTGATATTGAATTTATAAAAGTTGATAAAAAATATATGCCTCAGGTACATAAAGGCAATAAGATACTAAACGAAACAAAGTTTGAAATTGATCACAATATTGATAAAACTAATACACACGATGTATTTTCAGTAAAATATCCAAATAATAATCAAAATCAAAAGGCGCAGATTAGTAGAGATTTTTACAATTCACTACTAGAAACCTTTGTTGGTATAGTTACAGAAACTAGATTTGCACAACCTACAGGAAATTTTAGCGAAAAAACTATGCATACTATGCAGTGTAAAAGACCATTTGTATTAGTTGCTCCGCCGTTTACTTTACAATATATGCGCAAATTAGGTTATAAAACGTTTGATAAATGGTGGAGTGAGGATTATGATACTACTACTGATCATTTCAAAAGAATGGAAAAGATATATGATCTAATCGACTATATCGACACATTAACCATAGAAGAAATGCAGGAAATACTCATAGAAATGGAGGATATTTTTCAACATAATTTGCAAGTTATTGATTATTATAAGGAAAATTATCACCCTATTTTAAGATAATGGTTGACTTTTGCTGTATAGATGCTATTATATATACATACTTACTAAAAACACAAGGGCTCAAAAATGGAAACTACGTCTCGTACTGTTACACCAAACACTGCTAAATCCTCTATTAAACACGCACTAACTAAGAAACGTCCTATCTTCTTGTGGGGACCTCCAGGTATTGGTAAATCTGATATTGTTGCTCAGATTACAGGAAGTTTAGTTAATTCTCATTTAATCGATGTACGTTTGTCATTATGGGATCCAACTGACATCAAAGGTATTCCATTTTTTGATAGTAATTCTGGTACAATGCAATGGGCTCCGCCTTCTGAACTTCCTTCAGAAGAGTTCGCTAAACAATATGATAACATTGTATTGTTCTTAGACGAAATGAACTCAGCGGCGCCAGCTGTACAGGCAGCGGCATATCAGCTTATTCTTAACCGTAAGGTAGGTACTTATAAACTGCCAGACAACGTAATGATTGTTGCGGCGGGTAACCGTGAAGCTGACAAAGGTGTTACATACAGAATGCCAGCACCGTTGGCTAACCGCTTTGTACACTTAGAACTTGCTGTATCCTTTGATGATTGGTTTGACTGGGCAGTTGAAAATAAAATCAACAAAGACGTTGTAGGTTATTTGCAGTTTAGTAAAAAAGACTTATATGACTTTGATCCTAAGAGTCCGAGTCGTTCTTTTGCAACACCTCGTTCTTGGTCGTTCGTAAGCGAGTTAATTGAAGATGACTTAGATGAAAATACAACTACTGATCTTGTATCAGGTTCTGTTGGTGAAGGACTTGCTGTAAAGTTTATGGCACACCGCAAGGTTGCGGCTGACATGCCAAACCCTAGTGACATACTTGCAGGTAAAGTAAAAGAGTTACATAACAAAGAAATTAGTGCTATGTACTCGCTTACTGTATCTTTGTGTTACGAACTTAAAGAAGCATCAGATAAAAATGATAAAAAGTTTGACGACAAAGTTAACAATTTCCTGCGCTTTGCAATGGATAACTTTGACACTGAACTAGTTGTTATGGGTATTAAACTTGCTCTTACGCAATATGCACTTCCAATTGATCCAGATGAAGTAGAGTGCTTTGACGAGTTTCATGATCGATATGGCAAATATATTAAGGCTGCACAGTCTGCATAATATACATAAAGAACGAGTTCTTTTGGGCTCGTTCTTTATTTCTTGGTTGACAACCTATATGATTAATGTTATACTATATGTATAGAAACTAGAAAAGTGAGTAGGGCAATGTCTACAGAAAAAACTGCAAGCAAACTAAAAAACTGGGAAGCAAACCCGGATATTACTCCAGAAGCATTAGAAGAAATGCGTGTGGAAGTATACGATCGTATTATCGTAGCTCGTGTAGGTTTGCTCTTACGTCATCCGTTTTTTGGTAACATGGCAACACGTCTACGCATCTTAGCCGCAGATGATTGGTTACCCACAGCCGCTGTAGATGGCAAAAATCTATACTACAACACACAATTTTTTAATGCAATGA